CCCATCGACAACGGCGCGGCCAGCAGCCCATCGTGCCGGCGGGGACGTGGATCTGGAACGTGCCGGTGGTCATGTCGAGGATGACGCCGGTCGCCGACCACAGCACCGTCCCAGGCCCCGCCACGCCGCCCCCCCAGCCGTAGTCATCGCCAGACCCCCAGCCGCCGAAGCCTCCCCGGTGATCCGGCCAGACGAACATCGAGACCGCCGGGCCGCCGATGCCGCCGGACAATTCGATGGGCAGCGCATCAGGACTGTCGCGATCGACGATGGAGACGTTGAGCGTGACGCTATCGGTGCCACCCAGCACGAGGTCGCGGGTTGGCACGCGAACGGGCGAGACGCGATCGAGCGGCAGGGTCAGTGCGAACTGCGTCATCGCGCCGGCATCTCCAAACATCTGTCGATGATCTTGGTAAGCACTTCGTTACGCGACTTGCCCAACTTCATGCTGCGTGTGATATAGTCCGGATCGGGGAACGACAGCGTTCCAGCGCCATCGCCCCCCTGACCATGCAACCCTCGTCGGAGGACCGAATGGCTAACCCCGATTTCTATATCTACGTCCTGTTCCGCGAAACTGGCGTCCCTTTCTACGTAGGGAAGGGAAAAAACGATCGATGGATCAGATCCAGTGAACCTAAATACCAAGGTCGGAATATACATAAACGTCGGATCATTGATCAGATGCAGACAGCCGGTCATGACGTTCCAACCATCAAGTTACATGAAAATCTAACGGAGGAGGTCGCATTAGAATACGAACGCGCATTGATCCTGGCTATTGGCCGCTCCAATAAAGGTCTGGGGCCTCTGGCGAATATGACAGACGGAGGAGAGGGCCTGAGCGGGCGGGTTGTCACACTCGAAGAGCGGGCCAGAATGTCAGCCCGGCATCGCGGCAAAAAGTTGTCTCCAGAACACGCGGCGCGTCTAAGGGCATCTAATGTTGGCCGCAAACTATCGGCGGAAAACCTCGCGAAGCTTCTCGCCGCCAGTGCCAATACGTCACTCACACCCGAGAGTCGCGCCAAACGGGCGGCGGCACAGAGGGGTAAAAAGAAGACCCCGGAAACCATCGCGAAAACGGCGGCCGCCCAGCGCGGCAAAAAGCATAGTCCGGAGTGGCGCGCCAATATATCTAAGGGGAACCGGGGCCGCTCGCCAGAAGTGATGGCCAGAGTGAAAGCAATCATATCGGCGGCGCATACCGGCAAAATCGTCTCACCCGAGACCCGCGCGAAAATCGCCGCCAGTCGGCGCGGCAAAGTTTTGTCCTCAGAGCATCGCGCGAAAATCACGGCGAGCCTTACAGGGAAAAAGCGAGGAGAAATGTCCGCTGAAACTCGCGCAAAAATCGGCGCGGGGAACCGAGGTAAAAAACGTTCCCTGGAGGAGCGCGCGAAAAGGTCAGCGGCTTGCATTGCCAGATCCCGACAAACAGCTATCGATGATGCGCGACAACATTACATTCCTGGCATCAACGTTGTGCCCGAAAACGTAAACCGCGAAACCCAAGACGACCAGATTTAGCACGACCAAAACAACCATGGCTGGAGGCAACGCCTTGACCAGCTTCTCACTGACACTGCTGAGGGCTTCGATCCCGGTCATGACATTACGATCACTTGCACACTCTGCCCTGATGGCGGCGGCACGATACTTCCCACGATGCCCGTCGCGGCGAGCGTCTGCGCGGCTTGCGTTACATTCAGTCCGCCATTCACACGAATCTGGCCGGTGGCGATGAGCGTTTGCACGGCCTGGAAGGCCGACAGCGTGCCGGTGATCGCGCCGAGCGCCGCGACTGTTCCGGTCGCCGCCAGGGTGTCGGGCTGCTCCGTGGACGCCAGTGTTCCGGCCACGCGCACCGCGCCAGCGGCGGCGATCGTGTCCGCCTGCTCCGTGACGGCGAGCGTCCCACCGACAGCCACACGGCCAACCGCCGCGATGGTGTCGTTCGCTTCGGTGACAGCCAACGTGCCGGTGATCGCGGACAGGCCGGTCCCGGCCTTTACCCTGCCGCGTGTCTGATACGGCACCCGATCGCGCGCCGGGTCGGCGTAGAGTTGAAAGACCTCGGCGGGTGTCAGGGCGCGGTTGTAGACGCGAACGTCGTCCATTTGAGCGTTCAGGTAGCGAAAACCGCCCGTGTCATTGTCCCGTCCAATGGTTAAAGTCCCGGTAGAGGGACCAGCGATGGAAGAACTTCCGACGAAAATGCGCGCACCATTCAGGTAAGCGTTTGTCTTGCCGCCGCTCAGTGCAACCGCGACATGACGCCAGCCGAGGCCGATATTGACACCCGTGTCCTGCCACGAAACGCCCCAGAACGGCACGAGTAAATGGTTGCCTGGGGTGTCCCCGTCGCCATTCCCAACGCACGCCCCGACGCCCTGATCCTCTCCCGGAGTGGTAAGATGCCATCCATCCTCGAAGAACATGCCCGTCATGGATGTGGATGGTAAATTAACCCAGAACGAGTAGGTCACCGCGGAAAACGCGGAAGCGAAAGATGTCGGGGTCGCGACGTATTGAGAGGTTCCATTCAGGCTCAGGGCGGTCTGTCCAACTCGTCCGGGAGCAAGCGACGGAGACGCGCCCAGCGTTCCGTGATTATCCCGTCCCGACAGATCAAGCATCCGTGTTCCGTTGATCGTTTCGGCGTCCATCGACCAGTGACCGACGAGACCCAGGTTCAGCGGGTCGCGCCAGTCGTCGACCGTCCGCACCAGCGGCGGCGCGAGAAACTTCCGTTTTGCTGGGAGGATGATTGCCATCAGGCGTTCAGGTTGTCGCGGAAGGTGGCATAGCTGGACAAACCGCCGGTGGACGCGGTCGCGCTCAGTGCCACGCTGGTCCGATTGGCGACGCCGAACATGAAGCTGCGTTCGGGCATGTAAAACGGCAGACTGCCAACGATGGCGCTACCGGATGCGATCCCCGCCGCGACAAAGCACGTGCCAAGGAGAAACGACGACGACGGCAAGGTGGCCCCAGCCGCCACGCCGTCTCCGTAGGTCGTGCCGTCCGTGTTGAGCGGCAGTCCGTAGAGCGCGAGGTAGTCTCCGGCGATCGTCGTGCCTCCCACCTTCAGACTGAACGACCAGCGGCCATACTGGTCGAGCAATCCAAGCGTGACGGCTGTTGAGCCTCTGACCCACGAACCCGCCGCCAGGGAGTTGAAGCCCGTCAGCGTGATCAGCGTGTCGGTGTAGGCTTGCTGTAGAATCCATTGGTCGGTGCTCGCCATTAGGGGGACACTCCCGGCCAGATGCGCGCGGCGGCGATCTCATTGACGGTATCGTGAACGTCAGCGGTAAGACCAAGCTGCACGGCCTTCGTCGTGGTGTTGACGCCGAGCGCCAGCAGTTCCGCTTCTTGCGTTCCCGTCATCATCGCGAACTGAACCATCGTGTCGTAAACAGCCTCCAGTGTCGCCGCCACGGTTGGGTCGGTCATCCGCACGCTCGATGCGTTGCTGGAATTGATCAGGTCGAGCAGTTCGCTCACGCCATCGACCTGTTCGACGGTCGCCGCCTCGTCGGGTGTGGTGACGAACCGCTTCATCCCGCCGGTCAGCAGCCGCGAGCGCAGGAACGCCTCGATGGACGCGACCGGCACGTCCACGACGACATCGAACGGGACTTCCCAGTTCGCCGCGATCTGTTCGTCGGTGAGCGCCGCGTTCTCGGGCAGCGCCAGTTCCGTTTTCATGGCTGCGTAATCTGGCATCAGAAGTTACCGGCGGTAATTGCAAAGGATGTTACGCTTACGGTCTGACCGACCGCGATGGAATTGTTGTTCAATACGAGGTCGGTCATCACGCCTTGCATCACGCAGACGGTGCCGGTGTTGTTGAAGATGCGCCACGACGCCGCCGTTCCGGCCGTGCCGGCGACACCTGACCATGTTCCGGCGAGGGCCGTCACCGACGCCGCGGCGGTGCTGCCTGTCGTGATGGTCAGCGGTGGCGCCGGAAGCGTGATCGCGACCAGTGACCCGGTCGGGCCAGGGGTGGTGTCGGGTTTGGCGACCTGCGCGCCGGAGTAGATGACTAGACTACCCGTGGTCGCGGTGCCGATATTGTTGATGAGCGCCTGTAGCTGGGCGGTCTGCGCGGCGGCGCTATAGAGCAGGGCCATTCGCTAAATCCTGTTCGCTAGGATGGAGAAGCTGACATCGGAGAGGGTGGCGTCGGCGATTGCTGGCGCCACGATCTGCAAAGTGTCGCCGATGGCGAGCGTCGCGCCCGAGCCGGACAGGGTCGCGCTAACGTGTGATGCACTGGTGACGATGATCGACCCGATGGCGGTGGCTACCCCGGCAGTCGATACCTGATTGAGCGTGAACGTGGCGTTCGCGGTGGTCAGTGTGCCGCTGTAAATCCGCGTTCCAGTCAAAGAAGCGGCCACCGTGAGGCTCATCACCATTGGGGCGTTGACGACGGCGCTTACCCCCGGTCTCCCACCGTAAGCAAACACAATCGGCACCATCCGAACTTCGGGCGGCAGTTGGTTATAGGTCGCCTGCCCCGTCAGATCCGAGAACGAGATCGTGCCCGGCGGCCCCGCACCGACGCCAGGATAGTAGTCGGAATAGCGGAGGCGATATTGATCACCCGAAGCGGAGTGGGTGGTGCCAGAGTATCCTGAATAGCTGAGCATATAACTCATCAAAAATACTCGACCACTACGCGCTCGCCGCTCGTCGGTAGCGCCACGTAACGAAAGATCGCGACCATCGCCATCGCCGCGTCCTTTGGATCGGTTTTGCGGTCGAACAGCGGCGCGAGCGCATCAGCGGCGAGCACGACGTAAGAGTTGCCCACGGCGTCGGGAATATCCTGACTCGACCATCGCGCGATCCCGCGCATCACCAGATCATTGTGAACATCCATCACCGCCTGGGCGGCGTTGTCGTCCGCCGACAGCACCATGGCGCCCTTGCGAACGCGCGCCTCGAGTAGCGCGAGCGCAGCCGGGTCGGACGCCTTCCCGAAGCTGGTCGCCATCTGGCCAGCCGCGAGTTTCACGACCTCCTCGACGAACGCCCTGGGCACGGCGGTTCCGTCCCACCAGATGACGCCCTGCGCGTCGAGCGCCGCGTGAACTGATGCCACTTTGTCCAACGCCAACGCCTGATCGCTCGGGATCGGTGTTTCGTCCGAGGCGATAACACCCAGTTCGACAAGCGCCATCGTCGCGATGGTTGCAGATGGAACCATCTCCGTCAGGGTCGGCGAATCATCGAGCGGAACGACCCTGATTCCGAGGAGCCTAAGCGCCTGTTGCGCCAATGTAGAAACTGGGACGGTCATGGCGGCGCCTCATCGTCGGTCGCATCGTAGCGTTCCAGTTGGCCGCGTAGGACATGGTTCGCGCTCGCCAGTTCCATTATTCTGGCTTCCAGACGCAGGTTCCTGGCGAGCGCGTCATCGCATTTCGTTTCGAGTTCAGCGATCCGTTCCCGCAAGGATATGATCAGCAACCCCTGTTCACGCAGCAACGCGGCGAGGTCGTCCTCGGTGGTCATCAGATGCTCCCGCGCTGTCGCATCAGCCGTAGCCATTGGGCGTAGCGCGGATCGTTCGGGTTCATCGGCACCTGTGTCACGTTCGCCGGCAGCCAACCCTCGACCTGAACGCCGCCGGGGAGTTGCTGAATTAGGTTCTCCTGAGGGACGCCGCGCATCGTGTAGCCGGGGCCGGGGATCGCGGGCTCTGGCGGTTGCTTCTCCATACGCGGGTCTATGTCGTTATCGCCGCCCTGAAGCCTTCGGAGGCGTCCCGACCAACTGTCGTCCAGAGGTGGCGCGCCCGAGACAAAACCCTTGCCGTGTAGCCCTGGCGGTGGCGGGCCCATGCCGGGCGCCCCCTGAGGCATCGACAGGTCAGGCATCCCGCTGAAATCCGGCTGCATCATCGGCGCCGGCCAACCGGGCATCGGCACGTCCGGCACCTCGCCAGGGGTGACGACTGACGGCGGGGTTTCCTCGAACGGCAACATCAACTTGTTGCGCACGTCCGCGACACGCGCATACGGCGTCGCATACCCCGCCATCATCCGGTTTGGAGCGAGCACGTTACCGGCTTGCCGCCCCGGCCACGCTGCCCGCCGGTGGTGGCGGCACATCGTCAGGCTCGGCGATGATGCCCGCCGCCAGGCTGGACATGCGCGTGGCGTGCCCCGAGACCGAGTGGCGTGTGCTTACCGGAGGCTCGGGCGGAACCCACGGCTCGCCCGTTGGCGGACCTGACGGATTGGTCGGATCGAGGCCCACGGCCACCAGGTGCGCGTCCCGGATCATCGTGTTTTCCTCGATCGTGCCGCCCGCGCCACCACGCGCGCCGAGGCTGCCGTCTCCGTTGTAGTCGAGGATGATCTGCGCCCCGATGGAGTTGCCCGCCATCAGCTCGCGCTGTTCGGCCGTGCGCCCGAACATGTCGCCGCCTGACGTGGCGGTGGCGCCGACGCGCGTTGTCGCGGTCTCGTGGTCCGCGCCAGCCGCCGCTCCGGTCACGGTCGGGGCCTTCTTGCGGTCGTCCTTGTCGTCGTCGTCATGTTTCGTTGCCATGTCGGTTTACTCCTTACGGGGTTAGAGGAGGCGGCCCAGGCGTTGCGCGAACTCGATCGGGTCGGTGGCGTGTTTACGGATGTTGCAAGGACCGCAGGTCAGTTGGATGTTGGTGATCCAGTTGGAGCCGCCCTTACTCACTGGCTGGATGTGATCGGCGTGGTAACCATCTTTAAGGGAGGCGCGGCAGTAAACGCATTTACCTTTCTGAGAAGCATAGAGTTCCCAGATTTCCTCTCTGGAATGGCTTCCCTCAGCCCCACGACGTAATGCCTGATAGTTCTGGGTCCGAGCGCGTTGGCCGTACTTTCCTTTGTCGGTAGCAAGATATTTTGCGGTGCGCGCCTTAAAAGGCTCGGGATCGCGTAATCTGGCTTCACGTTCGGCCGCGTTGAGTTGGTCACGGTTCGCGGTCTTCCAGGCATTCGCCTGTTCCCGATTGGCCATCGAATAGGCGCGGCCCGCAGCCCGTATCTGCTCGCGATGGGCATCCTTCCACGCTTTCGTCCGCGCATTGCGGGTGGCACGTTGTTCGGTCGTCTCGGCGTAATAGAGCGCAGCGATGCTGATAGTATTGCACGCGATACAGCCGCCGTTGCATGACGTGCGCTCGCTCAGATGCCCATGTTTACACGGCTTGCCAGTAAAGTAGCGCGTTAGGCCAGCAGCCAAAGCCTCGGCGCGCGTGACAACAGGGCCTGTATAAGCCACGTATGGAATAGCCATGTTCGAGCGCTCATCCCGCTTGATGTGGTCAGGGGTCCATGGAGCGTGCCTAGCGCTCCATGGCCTCGCCTCAGTATAGCACTGAAGACCATACATCTGCTATCGCCTTGGCGTGTCGTTACGTTCAAGCATCGGGTTCGGCGGCCGTCCATACACTCACGACACCTGCGTCCACTGGCTTGGTTGTGTCCACCGTCGGATCGGTGCCAAATCTCAATTTCCCGATTCCTCTCATTTCCTGGATCCCGACGCCATGCATATAGCCGTAATCACGCGTGTTGGTCGTTGACTTCATTCTTTGTGCCCACGCGACACCCAACGCCTGCGCGCCGCACAGTGCCGACATCGCCACGTCAACCGTGCCGCCCGCGCCCACGTCGGCGAGAACCGGCATCTCCGGCACTTCGCGGATGATGACGCCGTTCCAGAGGATATCGCCGGCGGTGAACAGCGGATTGTCGCGGCCGCGATCCCAGGCATATTGCATCGCGTTGATGATCACGGGATCGGTCATCAAATCGCGGAACGGCAGGCTTGGCATGAACATCACGAACCACTCTTCGTCATCGTTGACGCTGATGGGCCGGATGCGCGGCGAGGCGGTGCGCGCGATGCGTTTCGCCAACGTGACGATCGCCGCCGTCATCTTGCCCGAGGTGTTGTTGATCGTCGTCAGCGCGGTCGCCATGACGCCGCTGACCGCGTTGGCCTTGCTGGAGCCGAACAACACCCGGTCGGCGTTGTTCACCATCCAGGTGTTGCGTTGCCCGGCGGTGGCGGCGGCGTAGGAGATCTGCACGCTGCCGTCCGCCGTGACGGCCTCGAGGCTGGTGATGATGTCGCTCCTCATCTTCTCCAACTCCCAGTTCATCAGCGCCTCGCGCGCCGCTTCCCTGAGATCGATGACCGACTTTTGTTCGTCCCAGTCCGAGACCGCGACGGCGTGACGGAACGCGGAGACGACGAGGTTCAACGAGCGAGCGTTGAGGATTTCTTCGTTGCCCTCAAGGACGGTGTTTCCCGAGACACCCGCGCCGATGAGGCGGCGAACGGTTGGGAAAACCACGGTATCGCCCGACTTCCGGGTGAGGTCTTCGCGCACCTGGATCATGGAACCCATCGTGGTTCCCATGTAACGCGCGAACTGGTTCTTCCGGATATACTCGCTGAAGAAGTCACTGTCCCAGATAATCGGGGTCAACCCCTGCCGTGCAGAGGTCAGATTCATGTCGGCCATTGGGCCGGGCTCCTGTCGCTATTGGGGATTGAGGGGGCGTGGAGGAACGCCCGGTCAGTCCCCCGGCGACGAGGTCACGCTGCTTAAGGGCCAGCGGTGCCCAGCGCCCGAATCAACCCCGGCGACGGGTTGCCTTTGCTTCCGCGGTAGTGCGCCCGATTGTGCCCGGCGACGGCGGCGGTTGCTCTGGCTCGGCTTCCAGTAATCGAGCGAGGGTCGAACGGATGTCGTCCGCCTCGTGCCGGTCCTGGACCCCGGCGACTATCAACATAGCATCGGCATACGATTCCGCGATAGTCCGGTGTTTCTCGACCACCGACTCAGGCACGCGGCGTTGCAGGCGCGCGGCATAGAGGATGGCGGTGATGGTGGCGAGGTCGGTCAACGCCGGCCCGCTCTGGCGATAAACTCCTGGGTATCGCGGCCGAGATAGTCGTGGAGTTGCTGATAGCGCGCTTCGGCTTCGTCACTGGTGGCATAAGACGGGAACCGATCAAGGCCGCCAGTCCGTTCCGCCATCCCGATCGCCTCGCGTGGTCGCAGCGCCTGCCCGCCCCATACAGTCGGGATGCTGTAAGTCTTCCCGCCCGGCCCCTCGAACGACATTTGCAACAGGCTTGAGATTGAGCCGTCCGGATGGACGACCTTACCCGTGCCGTAGAGGTTCTGAAGGTGCGTCTGATACAGATACTTTTCCTCGGGCGTCAGGTTCATCGCGGCGTCGGCTTCCGCCATGTAGTTGGCGCGTGGACCGGCTTCTATTTGGGCCAACGGCGTGCCTAACAAGCCGGTATCGGGCGGCACTCCCCGTTGCGGTGACTGGGTCGGCGGCGCGAGCGTGTTCCACGGATCAGTGCCGTCCGCGCCCTGCTCGAAGCCTCGCAGTAACGGGCTGGGTTGTAGCGCCATTACCGTCGCGCCGGTCGCGCCAAAATGTCGCTGAGTGAGGGCGGCCCCGCGAAGCCGTTGGTGCCTCGTGGCGCAGCTGAACGCGCGCTGGCCAGGGATGGCGGCAACCCGGCGGCGGGCGATACCGGAGGCGGCGCGGCGCCCCGTTCTGACTCCCATTTCGCCCTCAATCGAGCTTCATACGCCGCCGGGTCGGTGCCGATTTCCTCATGCAGCCGCGCCGTGGAGTTGGAGTCGATCATCCACTGATACGGGTGCGGCTTGCTGTATAACTCGTTCCACAACCGCGGGTCGGCCTGCGTCCGCCGCTGGAAATACTCGGTCTCGGCGTCTATAGTTTCCTTGCCGTGCTTTTCGAGCGCCAGCATTTCCGACGTGTTCAGGCGCTCATTCAGGACGACGCCCCTCATCCTGCGTGTGTAGCCCTCGGGATCACGGACGGGGTCGATCGGCTCCAACATCGCGGGCGGTGTGGCGGCTGGTGGCGGCTTGCGCGCCTCTTCAAGCTGCTTCGCCAGCGCGTCGCGTTCCGCCTCGGCCCGGCCGGCGCGCTCGACCCAGTTCTGCCGGCGCTCACGCTCTTTCTGGTAGGCGCTGCGTGGGACGATCGCCTCGTGCGGCGCTGGCTCGCCCGGTTCCGCGTCGTCGTCCGGCTCCAGCGCGGCCTTATCGGCCTTGTCAGCCTTCACTGGTGCCGACTTCTCCGGCGCTGTCTCTGGCGCCGCCTTCGACGGCTCCGGTGCGGGCGTCTCGGTAGCCTCGGGCTGAGCGCCGCTGCTTAGGAAGGCGTCGAGTTGGGACGGTGTTTCAGACATCAGGCCGCTCCCCGCTCACAACGTCGCGAGCGTGTTTTATCGCGTAATCCACAAAGAACTCGGCCTCACCTTTAATATAACGCACCCGATCGTTCTCTAATTTCAGGGCGTGCGCCGCGATGCCGAGATCCAGTAAGTAACGCACGGACTGGATCGCGGTCATTCTATTGGGCCAGTCGCGAGCCTTCAGTTCGTCAACGACTTCCCGTTGCCGCTTCGCCAACAGCCGCTCGAGGGCGGCTTCAACGGTGGCCTTTTGTCCCGTGCTCATGCTGTCCCCGGCTGTTCTGGCGGCGCCAGCGCGTTGTGCCGCGCGATCAGGATGTTGTTGACCCTCTCAACCGCCGATTGCCGCAGATCGCCCGCGCGTGCCTCGTCCGCCATCGCCTTGGCGTGGCGGCCGCGGATGTCGGCGTCGTTCAGCGCGGCCTGAACCTCCGGCGGGACCACGGTTCCGGGATCGCTCGGCGGGTCGGGTGGCGCCATCATTTCGTTGTGCATCCCGTGCGTCTCGGCGATGTGATGGATGCTCGCGTGCTTGCGTTCCGCCGCCAACGCGTTGTCGGCCGCCGCCTTGGCCCGCGTCGCCGCGGTGTCAGCCTGGGCCTTGTCCGTCGCCATCTTCTCCATGACCTGCTGCTTTTGCGCCGCCGCCTGCTGATGCTCTTTCAACATCTCGAGCAACTCGTCCTTGTTCCGCAGGTTGCTGGCGGCGATCAGGATTTCCGGCGGGATCAGGCCCGGCTGCGTGCCGGCCAACTGGATGAGAACCTGGAACTGTTCCGCCTGAATGCTCGGAACGTCAATTCCTTCCTCGATCGTGATGTCGATGTCCATGTCGGTGATGTCGTTGTCGATCCGGATCACCTGTTGCAACCGAGGATCGCCCGGCACGATCTGCATCTGTTGCATCGCCTGGGCGCGCTGCTGCTCCGGCATGGCCGCCAGTTCGTCCATCAGGCGCACCGGCTGGTTGATGCCGACGTATTTCGTCGAGCCAAGATCGTCCGTCACATGCACGAAGCGTCCGGCCGTCCAATACTGTCGCGCGGCCATCCACGCGACCTCATAGACCGTCCGCGACCACATCCGCAGCGTATCGGCGATTGGCTCGTGGGTCGCGGCGCCGCCCGCCTGCTGCGCGAGGATGGCCCGGCCCGACAACTCCCGCGGATCAGTGCCGCTCATCGCCGCGTTCGGCCCGGACGCCTGCATTTCCGCCGTCGCGTGTTCCAGCAATTTGAACTGGCCCTGAGCGAGTTCCCCGCCTTCCTGTATCTCGAACTTCATGCCGGGATTGACGGAGATGAACCCGTCCGGCTTCGCCACTTCCCGCCGCGCCTTGTCGATATCGGCGACCGCGCCATCTTCCGCGATAACCTGCCGCACGCTCAGAAGGTGCAGCGCCTTGCTGCGTCGTTTATTGATTTCGTCCTGCACGGAAATCAGGTTGCGGACCATGCCGTAACGATTATTCTCACGATCGACGTGCGCGGACGCCATGATGAGGCCAGCCGTCGATCGGGCCTTACCGTCCAGGAAGGGCGACTTCATTGGTTCAGCGAGGAAACCGACGCGGGTCAGCGTGGCGACCCACCATTCGTCGCGCTCCTGCCAGTGGATCTGCACGATGCGCACGCGTTCGCGCTTGCTGTCGCACCAGACGATTTCGTGCGGCCGGTCGGCGTAGCTGCCGGTCTGTGTCGCGAACGTATCGGATATCAGGTCTTCCGCGTCGGGCCACGTCTCGTATGCCTGATCGCGATCCATCCAAAGCACGATGCCTTTGTAGCGCGCATCGCTAAAGTCCAGGCGGCGCGAATGCGGGTCCCAAAACAGGCGATCGAACGGCACCTGGGTTATCGTGATGTTCGCGCCGCCCCGGCCGTCGTCTTCCAGCGCCAGATCGGCGCCGCCCGCGCCCTCGACCATCAGGCTTTCATAAACGTCCGAGCGGATCAGGGGAAAATTGTTGTCGTCGGAAATGTAACGAAGTCCCTGCGTCGCCGCGTTTGCCTTGTCCTCGTCGGTCGGGTTGCGCGCGAACGCTTTGGGATCGGTGCGCGACTTGCGCTCAAGGCCGCACATCAGTTCGACTTTATCGGCGATCTTGTTGATGGTGATTTCCGGCTGGCCGCGAAGTTTCAGCGCTTCTTTTTCCGCTGAACTCCACTGATAGCCGTCTTTGTAGTCACGATCCCGTTGCGACATGCGCCGCCCATCGGCGGTCGCCATTTCGCTGTCCTCGAACCACTGGACCTGCCGCGCGTGCAGGTCGTCCAGATCGCGCGGGTAACGATCGGACGCGATGCCGGGACCGCCTTTCGGCCGCGACGCCTCGGCGGCCTCGGGGTCCATCGGCGGATCGGGGTAGAGTGACTGGCTCATGGCGGTGATGCCTCTGCTTCCCGCTGTGCGCATTGCCGCTGTATCTCGGCGATTAGGGGCGCCACGACACGAAACGGCGCGTCGGCCAGCACGCGCATGATCTGCTCCCAGGACTGCGCCTCGAGCGTCACGGCGATCTTGTCTGTTGGGGTCATGTCAGTCACCCTTCCACAAGTCGCACGGGGAGAGCGGAACATGAGCGATGACGGTCTGGGCCCGATATGGTGGGGCGTGCTGAATGCCGACGAACGGCGAGAGGTCATGCGCCTCGTTCAGTCCCGAGGGGAGGTCGTGGAAATGGTGGTGCGCGACCTGATCCGCGAAGGGCTCGACGCATGGCGGCGTAAAGAGGATCATGCCACGCGCACCATCAACACCGATCCATTGCGGTAAACGCCGCCAACCGGAACACTGGCGGATGCCGCCGCGGCGTCATTGGCGGCGTTGGGCGGAACCGGCGTGAAGCTAATCCCGGTCTGGAACTCCATCCGCGTGTAGCACTGACTGTTCGGCATGTTCAGATTGAGCATTGGCACGGGCGGGGAAGTATTGTCGCCAAACGCTGGCATCTGAGAAAAACTCAGGACGCCATCAAAATTAACGATCGCTCTCAGATTGGCTCCGTTCCTATCGCTAATGGCGATAGAAGGGAAAGTCTCTCCGGTTACATAAAGGCATTCATCAATGAAGGCATTCGACCACCCGCCTTGTGATCCGGTGATCGTCGTCTTCCCACGATCATCCACGGATAACTTCTCATTGACGCCAACCATATAGCGCAACCGGGGCGTGCCGGTGGCGGTGTATTGCAGGTAGTTCCCGGCATTACTATTGAGTTGAGAGCCGCCCTTGAAATCAATTATTTGCCCGCCTTGCATCCTGACGGCGGCGAACGGACTGGCGTAACCCGTGGGCACGATCGCGCCGCGCGTATCGAGCGCCTGATACGCCTGCGTGTTGGCGCCGACGCCGATCATGCTTTTGTAATTGATGTATGGGTCGCCTGGCGAGCCACCGGGGCCAATGTCCTGAGTAAACCAAATGCCTATCGAGACCTCGGTTCGCGGTGTGGTTTGCGCGGTGATGGCGCGGCACGCCACGATGTCGATACAAACCCGACCACCAATGCCGCCCCACATCGACGCATTGAGGCCGGTATCGGCGTTCTGGACTATGTTATCGACCTCGAAACTAACCATGCCGAGAGTGCTGTTGGTGGCATCGGCTCCGACAACGACAGCGGCGATGATAGCGCCGGTCCCGCTTTGCCGCGTAACCCCGACGTCGAGCGCGACATTAAGGCCAGAGCCGTGCATGTTCACAAGCGACGTCAGCCCCCAGTTATCGGAGGCATCGTTCGGTCCGATATCAGTGAGCACCTGTAAACAACTATTGATCTGACCCGCGCCACTGGGTGGGGCCGCGAGTCCCATCGTATTGTGACGGAACTGAAAGTCGAGATAATCGGTGCTGGTCACCGTTGCCGGGTCACGACTAAATAGGAACGGATTGCCGCGCATCTCGATGCCGGGCCAGGGCGTGCCCTGGAAATCGCCGACGAAGTTCAGTCCGTTAGGCAACGACAAGGCGGTGTGAGCGGTCGTCGCGATGGTCAGTGGCCCCGTCAGCCCGCCGCCTGATATTGGCAAGAACGGGCCGGATATGTTGTTGGCGATCGCCGCGTTCAGGTCGGATGCGAGCAGCGCGTCTCCAGGGGCCCATGGATATCCGGTCACATCGTCACCCTGTTGCATTTCTGTGTCGGAGACATGATCAATGGCCCCAGCGGACGCGCGACGGGAACCGTTGTCGTGGGAATGTAGGAGGTCGCGAACGCGCCCTGCTCACATTGCGCGCCCCAGACATAGAACGTCTGCGCGGGCGTCGGTGTCTGTCCCGGTATCCGCAGGTCAACACCATACTCATAATACCAATTGCCCGCCGACAGGTTCGTGTTGAGTGTATATCGTTGCCAGTTCGTCGTGAGCGTGATCTGGGTGTTGAAGAAGTTGATGCCGTCAGCGGTCGTGGCGAGCACGAGACGTTCACCGCCAACCGCGCCACGCAACCACCAACTCGCGCAGTAATTAGCACCGGGGGATACCGTTGGGTTGGGCGTGTTCACTAAACAGTTCGCACTCGCTCCGGACACCGCTGGCATGACAACACGCGCCGCCGTTGTCGTGCCATCCGGCGCCACGACATTGTTGCCCGTTACAACCGGCACGGCGACAACCGTGCTGACCTTACCCCACCATGCGTTGCTCGCGTCGCCACTGTTGAGGAACAGGTTCGTGCTCGCGGCCTCCGGCGCGTCGGTGACGCACTGGCCATAAGCCGACACGGGAAACGCGGCGCCGGCCAGCAGCAGTGAGCGTTTGCTGATTACCATTCCCGCGCCGCGAACGCCTGCGCCGTCGTGGCACCAATTATGCTGTATGCCTGGCCGGACGCGGGGTTCATGCAAAGGAACTGTTGATTGACCGGGATCAGGATCGCCGGCGGCCCCGCGACCGCCGTGGCCGTCTCGGACACCCACAGGCTGCCGAGCGACTGATTCTGGATCATGCAGCCCTTGCGGCCGCTCCACGCGGGCAGAGCGACCTGAGCGGTGCCGCCTGTCGTGATAGTGCCGGAGCGGTCGGCGTAGGTGAGGGCCTGCGCCCACGCCGCCGAGGGCGACATCAGGGCGACCAGGATTAACAAGCGGATCATGTGCCGTCTCCCTCGATGACGTTGCGTATTGAGTGTTTGCGCGCGGCGTTCATGGCCGCCCGAAACCACGCGCCAATCCAGATGATGCGGTCGCTGTCAGACTCGACGTTGATCGCCCCTGTCTTGAACGGGTCCAGCAGGCCCACATCAATGTCTGGGTCCGAGCCGACGTATGCGAAGCGAGAACACTGTGTCATCGCGTCGGCCCACTTCTCCGGGTCGGCACCGACCGCGTCGATGACCTCCTCGGCCGTCATGCGCCGATAGTTCATGCGCGGTCCCCATCAACGACCGAGCGGATCGACCCCTTCCTGGCGGCCTCCATGGCGTCGGCCAGCAACGATCGCAGCCAGTCGCGATCGATCTTGTAGCCAAGGTCCTCGGCCGCGATCATCGCCGCGTCGGCCCACTTGTCCGGATCGTCGCGCACGGCGCGCTGGAACGCCACGCCGCTGAGTGTGCGGTAGTCGGTCATGGCGTCCGGCTCCACCTCGTCACCGTCTCAGTGCGATATCGACCCTTGATGAATGAGACCGCCTGATGGGTGATGCCCAGGTCGGCGGCTATCTTTTTTCCTAGGTCGCCACGGTCCAGCCGCGCGAGAATGGTTTTAACGCGCTCGCTTGACGGGCCACACGGTGGCAACGGGCGCCCGCGCTTGCGTCTCGGGAAAGAGTAGAGGGGCGGTCTTCCGCGTTTTCCGGTCACGTCACCCTCCAGTCGCGCAGTTCTTCCGCGTCGCGGTTGAACGCCGCGTCCCAACTGTCACGGGGCTTCTGTCGTTCCATGTCGCGGACAAATGGACGACTCATGCAAGCGTAACGTATTTCGTCAGCGCAGTGATCTTCGCTGTCGCTGTCTACATCTTCCGCGCGGTTCGCGTCGTGTTGCAATGTTGGCAACGTGCGAATGGCATGGATCGCGGTCGAAAAGAACGTGATCATCGGCTTGCCGTCCGCATCGCCAACCAATCGCGAGCGCAACTGATCCCAACCACCCATCGCGCCACGTTGCGGCACACGCTTGTTATCAGCGGGACGGAACACCACGCGCGCCGCCTGCGTCATGCGCGCGGCGATCGACGGGCCGCCATCCTCGGCGAAGATCGCGGGATCGGCGACGCCGACCATCATGCCGCTGGCGGGCTTTGGATCGTCGCGCTCGCGGTCACGTATCCCCTCGGCCACCTGCTCGGCGGTCATGCGAAGGCCCACGTTCGGCTCGTTCGGCTTCATGCCATACCACTCGCGATAACAGACGAGGCAGCCGCGTGCGATGTCCGGGATCGAGCCATCCGATACCGCCCACCAATGGCAGGCGAACGGCCGTGCGCTGCCCCAGTCGAAGCTGCGGAACCGCGCCCAGTGCTCCGGCAACGTGCGCGGCGCGATGATGTGACGAACGGCGCTAAACTCGGGAAAGAACGCGCCGGCGATGACGTTCCAGTCGCCCTCCAGCCACGCGCGCACCAGTTCCGGCGAACCAACCAGATGCAGCCGGTTGATGTAGGTCGGATCGTTCGCGAGCAGGATACGGTTGTCCTGAATGCGAGACGGTATGTAGATGTAACGATGTTCCGCGCCGTTCGGCAGTTTGCGGACCAGCGGCGTCATGCCGCGCGGCGCCGGATCGATGTAACGATGCTTGATCCATTGCTGACCGACGCCGCCTGGGTTGGCGGTGAGGATCAACTGAACCGGCACGCCGCCCTTTGATCGCAGCGCGCCAAAAAGCATGTCGATCGGCTTCGGGTCAGCGAAGTTGCCCGCTTCCTCGACCGCGCAATCGGTCAGGTTTTGGCCCTGGTATTTCGATGCGTCAACGACATTCTCCAACGGTCGAAAGCGCACGCGGCCACCACCGGGCATACGAAACTGGCGCGGCTGCTCACGCCACTCGGCGCCGAGCGGGATGTATATTTCCTTGGCGCGCTCGATGAGATCGTCGGCCTGCGGCATTTCGTGCCTAAAGAAAACGCCATTGAAACCGACGCCGTAGCGTTGCGCTTTCACCGCCCACTTACCGAGCACGCCATCGGTCTTGCCGCCACCACGCGCGCCGCCGAACAGGATTTCCATGTATGGGCAGGTAACGAGTTTATGTTGCTGGCCGGGTTGCGGCGCCCAGACGACGCGAGCGGGAGCGGCTGTGCCATCAAGTGGCATCGGGTATCTCGATGACGTTCGCTTCCGTCCATTCCTCGATGGTCAGCGGCGCCTCGGACAGCACGCGGTGGATGTTGAGGTCGCCCGCGATATTGTGGTCCACGCGCTCGCCGTAGTTCTTTGGGTCGAGTTTAGCGGCCAACCATCGATCCGCATCGAAACGAACGCGCGCCGCGCTGGCGTCCTCCGCTGTCGCCTTTCGGCCTGAAATAACCGCGCGCTCAGCGCATGCCTGAGCCTGTAGCTCCCTCGCGCGCGCATACATCTCACGAAACTCCGGGTGCGCTCCAAGCCACCTGTGAATCGTGCCGAATGGCGGCATTCCGGGTTCTTTTACTATTTCGATACCGAGTTCACCCGCGCCAAGTCGATCACAGAAGCGTTGCGCGAGTTCTGGCGTGTAGAGGCTTGGCCGACCGCCGGGCATCTCATTCCTGATACAAAGCTGTGGATAACCCGCTACCACGCTCTACCGCTCCACGCAATGCTCCACGTTTGTACTTCCGCTCCACGCAATGCTCCACGTCCGCGTGGATCGGCCCCAATGCGCGTTGCGTTACGCTAAGTCGCTGTTAGGGTAATTTGGGCTTGTTAATCGCGGACCGTCGCTGGCAATCGTCGGCGCTGGGGTGTATCGCGGGAGCGTGAAGAGGCGAGGCGCGAGCCATGGCCTCCGTAGTGACCGGCTTACCAGCCACCGTTGGGGCGGTGGCAGGCCCCGGCCACTCCTGCAATCGGTCGTTTGCGGATGACCTGTGGGTTTGTACGGGCTGCTCATTGCTCAAAACTATTTCGAGCAGTTTCGAGCGCCCGCCTCCGATGGGTCGCCAGCGGCTTTTGTGTCCTGGGTGGCTGTTGGATACCCGGAAGCGTTCGGAACGGCCCCAGCGGGCCTCACAGGCGGCCTGTAAGCAGCATGACAATGAGGATGACGATCAGAATACCTCCGATGCCGAAGCCGTATCCGTAGGCTGGCGGCCCGACGTAGTAGCCGGCGTGGTATCCGAAGCCGCCAAACAGGATCAGCAGCAGCAGGACGATGAGGATCAGGACGAGTGGGCTCATGTTGGTCGCTCCGTTGGTTGATGATGTGTTCCGTGCCTGCCCTGCCGTGCCCGGCCGCGCCCACCCGGGCCCAGCCATTCCGGGCCTGCCCGGCCTTGCCGCGCCAAGTCCATCCCGGCCCCGTCTTTCCGTGCCTGCCAAGCCATGCCGGGCCGTTGCCAGCCGCCCACGCGTAGCCATGCCTGCCTTTGCCTACGCCGCGGCTGATGTATCCGCGACCTTCCGAACCGCGCGTCGCCGCTTCGCCTTGTGCACCTCGTCCCAGACCGTCGCGAGTTCCGTCAGTTTGGCGAACCGCTTCTGCACTCGCTCCAATTCCGTCAGGGCGTCCTTCAGCAGGATTTCGCGCAGCGTTTCATCGTCCATGACTTCGGCGATGGGCCGGTAGCCGCCGGTTCCTTCGCGGTCGATCGACAGCGAGACGAACTTACGGCCGCCGTCGTTGTCCACGATGTGCACGCTGATCAGCGAGCGCACCTGCCAGATGCGCCACCGCTGGGCGGCGGCTTCGTCGTCCCATGTCAGGGAGCCATGCAGGCGCGAGCCGGGATTGTCGCGCGCCCATGCGACGACCTCGGACGGGTTGATGACGCCTTGCTCGGTGCGGAGCGCGAGCAATTCGGCGGCGATGGTGTCCAGGCGCTCGCTCATAGTTCCACCTCGAAGCGGCCCCAGCCGAGGCCGTTGCTGTTGGGGCTGTCGGGACGGCCTTCGCCGATGCCGCATTGTTGGCCGGCGCGGTCCATGAGGTTGATGATGTCGGTGGCGCTGAACTGGTCCTCGTCCCAGGTCACGCGAACGACGGCCGACCATGTTTCCCACATCGGACGCCAGCGGATGTCCGCCACGCCGGACTCGTTGCGGACGCTGGCCTCGTGAACGCGTGGCTCGCCCTCGATTTTGACCAGCGGAGTGCCGTCGTTGCGGTCGATACCGTCCGCCTCGATGAAGACGGACAGCTTGGCGCGGGTCATGACGATGCCAACCAGTTTGCACGCGCTGATCATCGCGTTCCTGAAGGCTGGCGCGGGAATGCCGATCCAGTCGTCTTTGCTGCGGTGCATCGCCGCCTGATACGCGCCCTCGAAGTCCTTTGGCTGGCGCACTTTCTTGCCGCGCGACTGCTGCCCGGCGCGCTGCGTTTCCTCCATCACCTTGCGCTGTTTTTCGCTGAATGCGTGTTGGACGTAGGGGGAGATGCCGCGGATTTTGACCGAGGCGGTTCGTAGCTTGGCACGGGCGATGCGGATGATTTCGGGCTTGCCGGTTGCCGCCGTGTCGATCTCGGCCTTGGTCAACGGCGGGATTTTTAGTTGTTTGGCTGGTCTGGTCTCGGTGGTTACGGACATGGGTTGTCTCCGGGTTGATGGTCGTCGGGGGTGACTGGCTCCAGATCCTCGGCGCGCAGCCAGGTGGTGCGGTCGCCGGGCCACTGGACGCGGCGCCAGTGGCCGGTCTCGCCGCGGGATGTGCCGTGGCTGGTGGCGATGTCGGGGAAGCGTTGGCGCGCTGCGAACGTGAGGCGGACGCGGGTCATATCGCGCCCCATCCGCAATGAACCGTATCGCCGTATCCCTCTATAGGAAAAGGAAGATACGATACGGTACGGTGGGGGTTGAAACCCCCCCCTCCGTACCGGTGGTCGATACGGCTTAAATTTTTGTTTTCATTCAGAAATCCGGAAATCGTATCACGCCGTATCATCATAACGTATCCGCAAGATACGATTCGTTGCCGTATCCCAATTGATGATACGGTTTGGTTTTCCCTGTTCTGTATGATACGATGCGGCATTCGCTACCTGTAGTTGAGTTTGTTATACACACCCTCGCCTTTTTCGGTGAGTGTCCATTGCGCGCCTTTGCGAAGGCGGATGATGAGTTTGTCGTCGGCCAGGGTGCTGATGGCGCGTTGAACGCGGGCTTTCATGGGTAAATCGTTGTCATCGAGCCACCCGGTGTCGCGGCATATCTGGGCGTATGACCATTCGGGGTGATCGCGGAGCGCGCGGAGCACGACATCCTCGTTGGCCAGTGCTTGCTTGCTGTGATCCGCGACCGCTTCCTCGGACATCGGCTCGGCGATGATGGTCATCTCGGGTCGGCTGTTCTCATCGAACAGGCCGGTCTCGACCTTGCGGAGCCGGTAGCCGAGCGGGGAGAAGTCGGGGCCGCGTATCTTGCCGCACCAGTGGAGTTCAGTGACCTCTCCCTGTACGTCGGACCAAAGGGCGAGATTGCCGTCGAGTTCGTTGAGGAACGCGCCGCCGCCTCGAGGCAGGAGGTTGCCACGCGCCGCTCCCTTGACCGGGTGGGACAGCGCGATGACGGCTGGGCCGCCTGGGCACTGGTGCAAGGTCCGCAGCGTCCTGGCGTAACCGCCTGACTGCACGTTGGAGTTCTCGTCATCGCCGGGGAAGAAGCTGGACGCCGTATCGCCGATGATGAGCGCGAGCGGCACGCCGAGGGCTTTTATCAGGCCCTTCAGTTTCTCGATTTCGTCTTCGTTGAGAGGGAACGCGCCCGGCAAAACGTAGGGTAGCCTGTCTAACGGGATTTTATACGTTCGAGCCATGGCGATCATACGGGCTTCGAGATCGGCGGGGTTTTCGCCGGCGAGAATGAGGACGTTGCCGGGGAATGTGCCGAGGTTGCCGATCATGCGCCCGGCGTGGACCATGCAGGCGTTGAACAGCCAAATAGCGGTCTTGCCGTGGCCGGTCAGCGAAGTGCAGGCGTAGAGCCTGCCGCGTTGAACGATGCCGTCGATTAGCCAGGTAGGGGGCACGTGCCTGCCAATGAACTCCGCTCCGGTGAGGATACGCGGGGGAGGGCGCGACTCTCCGCTCTCGGATCTGCGACCTCCGTCGGCGTATGTCTTCCAGACAGTTTCCTCATCGGGCATGGCTGCGCCGAGGGGCTATCGGCAGGTTTTCCCACACTGTTTGGACCACGATTTCGTTGACCTCCCACTCGTGCAGCGTTTGGCTCGCGTTGATGTCGTGCGCGCGGGCCAGGATGACGTTTTTTGGTGCTTTGACGCTCATTTGAGCGCGTGTCTCGTCGGCGATTCTGATGGCAAGTTGGTCGCGGATGTGTCGCCAAACGGTGACGGAGCGACGCATTTCCGCGACCTTTTGGCGGGCTTCGTTGAGGTCTTTGTGTCGGGCGAGGACCGAGATGTCGGCGAGCGTGAGGGTCATGGTTCCGCGCGCGACGGCGTAGCCGAGTTCGGCCTCGAAGGATGGGAAGCCGGTTGCGAGGACGAGGATACGCTCGACGATGGGTCCGATCGGCTTCACCCCGAGCCCCCCTTGCCGTTCACCCGGCGCATGTAGCGGTCGAGTTCGAGGTATCCCGGTTCTCCAGGCAGCCGGAGCCATTCGGGGATCTGCTCGAACGGCAGCGGCGGCCCGAGGTCGGTCCAGTCGTGGAACTCGACCGTGAGGGACGGCGTGCGCTCCACGCGCGGCCGTCCTGGCTGGTCGGTCACGCGGGACATCCCCGCATCTGCTCCAGCAGCCGCGCGGCGACGCGGCGGATGACTTCGGGTGTCATCCGCTCGCTGGTGTAATGCTCCGCGAACAGATCGAGCGCGGCACACAGCGCGAGGAGCGACAGTTGCGGATCGTGATCCCAGACGAGATCGAGGACAGCCTTCGTGAGCCGCGTGGCCTCGTCTGGGTCGGTGTCTCTGACGATGAGCGTCGCGATGGCGTCGATCACCCCGTCGTCTGTCATCACGCCGGCACTGGCTGGCGGAAGGGATCGGTCTCGGGGTCGGCGAACACGCCATCGTCAGGCGCGGTGGTCTCGTCAGCGGCGGTGCGCGCGATGGCTTCCATGATAAGGTCTTGCAGCCGGTCTTTGTGCGCGCCGCGTGCCCGGTCCTGCGCCGCCTGAACAGAAGGTCTGGCGAGTATCTCATCCACTTCGTCGGCGCTTCCACAGTCTGCCAGTTCAGCGGCCAGGGCCGCGATCCACTCGTCCGGCGTTTGTTTTTGCTTCGGTTGCTCGGCCGGCGCGGCGGCTGGTGCCGCGTGCTCGATCGTCGGGCCGGCGAAGGTGTCGCGGTGAGGCTGCTGGTCGAACTCTTCCGGCGAATACACGCCCAGCATGACCTCTGGGGCGTGGCGGCGAGCCCAGGCGCGGGTTCCGAAATAGACCAACTGCTGGTCCGGTTGCTTCGTCCAGAGCGCGTTGGATGTCTTGGCCTCGCGCAACGTCACCGTCATTTCCCGCGGCTCGGTCTCGCCGAGCATGGTGCCGCGCACGGTGACGGCGCGCGTGTCGTTGACGCCGCTGAAGTCATAGGCCAGCCGGCCTTCGAGCACGCCGGGAGCCGTGTTGACGGCGGCGGCGACTAGCTTGCCCTCGAGCATCATTTTGCCTTGGATGACTGAGGTGCATTGGGCGACAGCGAACGGCGACATCCGAAACCGCATGGCCAGCTCGACCACCATCAGGCAGTCGCCGGGCGACTTTTGCAGGTGCGCCGGGACAAGGCGGCTGGTGGACATCATTTCCGCGAGGCGGATCGCGGCGGTCATGTCCGTGGGGATCATGCCGGAGCCGCCGGCGGATGAGGCTGGAACGATGGCGTTCATTATTTTGTCCTCAAGGCGATTGTCGGCATCGCGTTACTCAGTTCGGCTCCGGGGACGACCGCGCCGTCTTTCATCACAGCCAGCAGCGTGCGTTTGTCCGCTTTCCGGGTGACGATTGTTTCGATGTAGATTTCCGGCACGGCGTCCAGATCGGTGATTTCCACCGAGGGCGTTCCGTTCCGCACGCTGGCGGTCACATCCTCCAGCTCCAGCTTCCGCAGGCCGGTCGCGTCCATCACCGCGAAAGCAGTAGCGCGCATGGTCTGGGCCCGGGCCTTGAACCGCTTCAGGCGTTCGCTCATCGCCGCGATACGCTCGGCGGCGGCGTCGGCCATGGATTCCGAATGCACCGCGCCGCGCACGAGGCGGGCCAGCACGTCGTTCACGTCGCCCTCTTCGGGGCCAAGCAGATCGACCAGGGCGGCTTCGTCGTGTTCCAGCGCCGGGTCTTCGGCCAGCAGACGCGCTCGGGCCGATTGCCACGCGGCGAGGGCACTTTCGATCCTGTAGCCGCTCGGGGGTGGGCGGGTGATTTCGTTCATGTGGTTACGCTCCTTGACAAAATGCGAATCAGACTGTATACAGACCGCCATACAATGTCAAACGGATGTATTATGGATATCGAGAAAAGGTCGGCAAATATCCTGATCCGCGCGGCCCCGAGCCTGAAGGAACAGGCCGAGCGAATCGCGAGAAAGGAGCGGCGGTCACTGTCGGCGTGGATCGAAGGGTTGATCGTGGACAAGGTGGCCGAGGCTGATGCGGAGCCCCCCGCGCGCAC